CCTCGGCGGCATCTCCACCGGCCAGACCCGCACGCTGACAGCGCCGAATGCGTCTGGCACCATCGCTCTGACCAGCGGAACAACCTTCACCACGCTCACCGCCAACAACGGCACGCTCACTGGAGCGTCCGCGCCTGTGCTGGATTTGAGCCAAACGTGGAATGGTGAAGCAGTATTTGATGCGTCAATAAGCGGCACCACAATGACGGTGACCAGCGTTGCCTCTGGCACGATTCGCGCTGGCATGATTCTGACAAGCGCAGGAACAATAACATTTGGAACGACGATCACTGCCCTTGGGACAGGAAGCGGGGGAACGGGAACCTACACAGTCAGCGCATCTCAAACCAGAGCTTCGGCAACCATTACTGGCAGAGTTCCGTTTTCAGCAGCAGAAATCAACATCACAAATACCGCATCTGCTGGCAACAGCGGAACAACACCTACAAGCCGTTTCCTCGATATTAACCTTGGAGGCACCACCATATTTTCGGTAAGGCGCACTGGCGCGGTTAATACAGCGTGTTTTTCTACAAGTTTTATAGCAGGATCATCGTTGAGCGCCTTGCGTGTGGGAATGGATTCTGCAGGAGTCCAGCTTGGAAGTGGAACTTCGATAACATGGCGAAACAACGCAGACGCCAGCCTCGGAGCAACAAGCGTCCAGCTACTTCGTGACGGCGCGGATGATGTTCTTGCGTTGCAGCGCACCACCAACGCCCAAACCTTCCGAATATACAATACCTACACGGACGCATCGAACTACGAGCGCGGCTTCCTGCGCTGGTCGAGCAACGTGTTTCAGATCGGCACGGAGAAGGGATCGGGCGGCGGGACGGCGAGGGCGCTGGAGTTTCAGACGGATGGAGCGACGCGGATGCACCTTTCTACGGGTGGCGCCGTTGGTTTTGGCGGACCTACAGGGCAATCAACAACATTAGTTGGATGGGCCGGTAACTGTTTCATGCGCCCAATTAACGCATCGGCTGGCGTTCTAACATTGTTGAATGCCGCGCTGGATGGCTTCAACCGCCTTCAATTCGGCGGCACCACCAGCAGCTTCCCCGCCCTAAAGCGCGACAGCACCGCCATCCACATCCGCTTGGCCGACGACAGCGCCTTCGCCCCACTCTCTTGCGCGGCGCTGACCCTCAACGGCAACCTCGACGCCTCCACGCGAGACATCGTCACCGACACCACAACAGGCACCAAAATCGGCACGGTGGCCTCGCAGAAGATCGGCTTCTTTGGCGCAACGCCAGTGGATCGTCCTGCAACCGTGTCAAAACCAGATCCTTTCCAAGAAAGCGGAACAGTGGATGCGGATGCTCGGACTGCCGTCAATGCTGTTATCGACCGACTACAAGAACTCGGCCTCATTGCCACTTAAACTCTATGTTAACCAACCCAACACCCATAACCGTCGAACCCATCCCTGCGAAGGTGTTCGATAAACTCCATGTCTATACGCTCTCGGCCATCCAGCCGACAGCAGACAGCGGCTCCATCACCGTGGAGCTATTGCCCGCCACCGCAGACGGCGAACTCGCCAACGGAAGCCTCGTCCAAAAGATGACCGCGCCGTTGAGTCCCGAAATTCTTACAGCGGTTCCCGAACTCGCCGCCGCTTTCGCCGCAGTCCTCGCCGCAATTCCCGCGACACAAGCGTATCTGGCCAGCCAGCAGGAGCAGCCCAATGAATAAGCAAGTCACACTCACCGAGGCCGAAGCCAAGGTAGTCATGCAATGCCTCGATCTCGCCGTCAAAACCGGCGGCCTCAACGCCGCCGCGCAGATCCTGCCGCTGGCTACGAGCATTGAAAAGCAACTCACGGAGGAAGCACCCGCTGCTGAATAATGAGGACTGTCACCTTACAGTCTATCCTCTTGAGGGCATGGCAGCGTGTCGGCAACGACGCCAGCACCATCGACGCCATCCCATCCGGCGCCAGAACCATGATGGTCGCCGCCGCCAACGAGCGCATCGCCGACTGCTGGGAGTGGGCTGATTGGCCGGAACTCATGCGCGTCGAAAGCCGCACAGTTGAGGGGGACTCCACGAACGGCTACTATATTCCATCGGAGCAGGTGAGCCAGACGCCCATGGGAGAGGTCTTTGCGATATATCGAGACTCGCCCGCAACACACGTCGCACCAAGGCAGATAGGTTTCACGCTCTTAGGCGACAACATTAGATTCCCCGAAGACACCGACCTGCCAACCACCGTCTGGGTCAACTACCGCATCCGCCCGACCGAATACAGCGCCAGCAACCTCACCGCGACCGTGCCCGCCGTCATCGCCAAAGCAGTCGGCTACCTGCTCACCTCCGATCTGCAAACCGAGGACGGACAATTGGACAAGGCACTCGCCATGGAGCAGCTCGCCGAGTCCGAGCTGATCTCGCAGCGCGACAAATACTATTTCCAACAGGGCCAACCCTCCATGTGGACCGCCCGCGTCAACCAATACTAATCCTATGAACCCTAACGTCAGAACAACGAACAAAGCCAACGGCGTCCGCCTTATCTCCGACACCACGGCCGTCACCGGAACATTCAGCGTTGTCGAAAGCCTCGACGCCGCGACCAAGTTCCACACGCTGGCAGGCAACCAGACCAACGTGGCGAACACGACCAGCGGCAGCGCCTATGCGTTTCCGGTCGGCACCGCCATCGAGGGCAGCTTCACCGAGATCAAGCTGCACGCCGGTGCCGTGCTTGCCTACTTGAAGTAACGCATCTGAGGAGCCGCGCGATGAGCTTGCAGTATTTTCATCACAACATGAGCACCACCGAGAAGGGCGTGCTTGGAACGGTTACTAGCATCGGCTCAAGCGTCTTCTCAATGCTCCCTCACCTAGAAACAACCCTGCGAGTCGCCGGTCTATGTGTCGGCCTCGCGGTCGGCATCGTCACCCTAATTTCGGTCCTTCACGACCTGAGAAAGAAACAGAAGCAAAAATAATATGCGTAACTACAAAACAACCCTCCTCGGAATCCTCACAATCATCGCATCGCTCTCGACCGCTGGCCGCGAGTTCTTGGCCAACGGCAGCGTGCCCGACCTCGGCCTCATCGCCGCGAGCCTGCTCGCCGGTTGGGGCTTGGTCATGGCGAAGGACAACAACGCCCGCCTCTGACTTCATGCCCGCCCGCGTCACAAAACTCATTGCAGTTGCGATACTCGCCGCATGCTGGGTTGTCGCTGCGGCTGGCTGCGTGACGGTCGGCTACGACTTCATTAGGCAGCAAGCCACCGTCACGTTCGACGCGAAGACTGTCAAAGAGCCAAGCAAGTGATCCCCAAGAGCCGACCACAACAAAAGCGCGACGAGACGCTGAAGCAGCTCAAGGCTGCCAACGTCAGCGATCCGGTGTGTCTGGTCGGCATCCGTGGCTACTACCGCGACTCAATGGGCGCCAAGGGCAAGCAGGATCGCGGAATCTATGACGATGCCATCATCCTTGTCTCGCCCAACGCGCACGTTGCCTTCAACGCCAACGTCGATCCGGCCCGCTACGGTATCAACCCAAAGATCGGCAAAGGCTACGCATCGCTCAAGTCAGGCGTCTACCGCTACAAGCTGGGCAAGCACGGCATTCGGAGCGGCAACCCTTACAAGGCTCTGGTGCAGGGCGATGCAGTCACCGTCCAGCGCGACGGCGGCAAGGAGGAGACCGGCTTCTTCGGCATCAATATCCATCGCGGCGGAATCACCCGCACCAACAGCGAAGGCTGCCAGACCCTGCCGCCCGCCCAGTGGCCCGCCTTCATCTCCCTCGTTGAATCCGAGATGAAAAGGAACAACGCCAAGACCGTCAGCTATGTCCTGACCAGCCGGAAGGACGCCGCCTAATGGCATTAGAGAGTCCAGTCCAACGCGACGGTGACGCCGGTTTCCTCGGCTTCGCTTCTCGTTTGAACCCGCTGACGCTTCCCGCCGGAATGCTGCAAGACTCGGTCAACATGCGATTGGACAGGGGCGTTGCGCAAACCCGCAAGGGCAGCAAGCGCCTCACCGACACCATCGGCACGACCGGCGCCCCGCTGACATTGGACTTCACCCTCGGCACCGACAAGACCGTCACCTCGATCACCCGCGCTTCGACCACGGCCACCGTCACGGCTACTGCCCACGGCTTCACGACCGGCGACCAAGTGAACATCCGTGGCGCCGTGCAAGCGGACTACAACGGCGACTTCCTCATCACCGTCACCGGCGCCAACACTTTCACCTACACCGTTATCGGCAGTCCCGCGACACCGGCCACCGGCACCATCGTTGCCAACAACGGCCCCGAAGTCCGCGACAGCTATGACGGCGGACTGTATGCCGCAGGCGTCTTCGCCTCGCAAAACTACGACAACGCCAACGAATACATTGTGCTGGCAGGCAGTGACAGCGCCACGCTTTACCGGCAGGGACAATCTCCGGTGGTCAAAACGTATCCGACCAGCCCAGCCGAAAAGATCGAAGGCACTGACACCGTATCGGTGGTGCAGGCATTCGACCGCCTCTACATCCTCCGCGAAGCCGACCGCGCCGTCACTGGCTGGGAGCAAAAGCTCACGACCGCTTCCGGCATAACGGTCAGCACCACCACGGCCACCATAAACGTCACCGCCCACGGCTACCCCGAAGGCGCCCGCGTCCGCATCGAAGGCAGCACAACGCCCGCCTTCGACGGCCACGAATACGACATCACAGGCATCGCCACAGACTCTTTCACAATCACCGTTCCAAGCGGCACCGCAACCCACGCTGCCGCTGGCATCAAGGTTCGCCGCGTGAAGCCCCCGATCTATTGGGACGGCGGCGCTGGCAACTTCGTCCGCGCCACCGCAGGCATTCCGCCCGAAGGCGTCACCTACACCCGCATGCCGAGCATCGGCTGGGCGAGCTATCACAACAACCGCATGTGGATAGCCAAGGAGCGCAACACGGTGGGAATCAGCGACGTTTTGGACTCCGACTTATACGACCCATTTTGGAACAGCTTCCGCGCAGGCGTTGGCGGCGATGACCGCATTGTCGCCGTCCACCCATGGGTCGAAGGCCAAGCTCTCGTCTTCTGCCGCAAAAGCATCTGGCTTGCCACCCTCGGCCAAGTGTCTTCCACAGATGGCAGCGACTTCAGCGTAGACACTCCGGTGTCACAGCTCACGCTCCTCACCAACGAGATCGGTTGCAGCGCCCGCAACACCATTGTCACCGCAGGCAGCTTCGTCTTCTTCCTCAGTGACGCTGGCATCTACCGCCTCGATAGCCGCCTCGATCTAAAACTTCGCGGCGACACCAAGCCGCTCTCAGAGCCTATCGCCGACTTGTTTAGCCAAGTGGTGCAGTCCCGCGTGGAGCGCAGCGCCTTCGGCATCTGGCATAGCAACCGCTATCTGGTTGCGCTCCCGACCAGCGCCGACCCGCTCGACGGCAATCAGCTTGTCATTGCGTGGAATGCGCTGACAGAAACATGGGAATACCGCGACATCTATCCGAGCAGCGCCTCGGTCAACCAGATCCTTGTCGGCACCTACGACAACCAGCGCCGCGTCTTCTCAATCCCCCGCTCTGGCAACCTCTACCTGCTGGAAGAAGAGAGCACTGCCGTGGACGCCAATGCGGCGAGCAGCTTGGTCGGTAGCAACCCAATCAGCGGCAGCATCAAAACGCGCCGCTACGATTTCGGAGACATGCACAGCAAGCGCTTCCTCCGCACCATCGCCGACGTGGTCATTCCGTCCGGCGCCAGCGTCAGCACGAAGATAAAGACCATCAACCCTGACACCGAAACAACGGTCGGCACGCTGACCAATAGCACCGGCAGCTTGGAAGACTACAACATGAAGGCGCCGGTGCGCTACAAGGCGCATAGCGCCGAAGTCATTTACGAAACATCCGGAGGGCGGCCGGAAATCAGATCCGCCAGCATTGAGGCATCGCCCAAATCGTTGCCTCCGACCGAAACCCGATCAGCAGCATAATTACTATGGCCTCCTATAATTACACATTCACCTCTGGGGATACCGTGACCCCGACCAAGTTGAATTCCGCTCGCACCGTCAGCGAGATCGTCAACGCGGACATCAAAAGCGATGCTGCGATTGCTCTTAGCAAGCTCGCCACAGGCGCGCTTCCTGCGGCGATCACAGTTGCCTCGGACAACTTGGTGGACGGCACTATTGTTAATGCAGACATCAATGCCTCGGCGGCGATTGCAGGAACGAAGGTTGCGCCTAACTTTGGCAGTCAGAATGTTACTACAACAGGCTTCGTTGCTGGTGGAACGTCGTCCGCACTGGCCCCAATACACGGTAATCGCCAGAGCGCATCCGCCGGATGGGCGGTTTTGGCTAAGTCAGATGGCATATCGAATGAAAGCGGGCTTTATGTTGACGCATCCAACAACATGGAAGTTGGCGTCCGCCCAAGCTCTGGTGTTTTGGCTGCTGTTATGCGCAGCTCTGGAGCCAGCTTTATCAATGGAGGCAATTTAGGAGTCGGCACAACCATTCCAGCATCTAAGCTGACTGTAGAGGACAATAGCTCTACCGACGCCGTGCGCATCACGCAGACCGGCAGCGG